TAAAAATATCGGTATTGCAGTTATTAGCAAAGTGCCAAAGTGCAAATACTTTGTTTGCAAAACGACTTGCATCCCATAAAAAACTTTTTTTGGTCAGGTCTTTATTCCATCCATGTGCATGCTTATTGTCTTTGTGTCTATGTTGCCAAGCCTTTAAGTCTGGCAATGTTTCATGTTGGTCATATACACAAATGCGGCTATCGCCTTGTGTATCAGGAACGTGTCCTTCAGCATAGATGCTTAGGTTAATCTCACTGGGCCAGTTCTGAATAAATCCCTTGACAAAATCTCTGCCATATTTTTCATAACCTGAGGGATGCCAGGTACTAAATACTGATAATGTACGCATATAACTATTTATTGGATTTACATCCTTAATGAAAATATCTCACTTTCCTAACAATCTTCCTGGCAATGCAAATTTAGTTTATCCACAACTAGTAGACGCAATACAGAAAACAGATACACTTGTAGAAAATACTATGGATGCTGATGCAGCATTGATATGGAGTGTGCTATGGCAAGGTAAAATGCGTCCAAATAAAACTGTATGGGATCACTATCGCGCACAGAACAAGCCAGTCATTGTCATAGAAGTGGGCGGGCTTATACGCAACACAACTTGGAAGTTGGGTATAAACGGGATCAACAGAGATGCAGACTTTGCATTAGACAATTACATGCCTGAGGATAGATTAAAAAAGTTTGGCATTGTACTACAACCTTGGAAGCAGGATGGTGAGTATGTACTAATATGTGGTCAACACACTGCAAGTGAACAGTGGCGTAACATGCCCGACATAGATACCTACTATCGTCAGACTGTAGATGAAATACGTGAACATACTGACTTGCCCATTATTATTAGGAGTCATCCTCGCTGTAAAGAAACTGTACAGTTTGAAGGTGTAACTTGGAACACGCCAGCACAACTAGCAAATACCTATGATGATTTTGATTTGCCAGCAATGCTAGAGAATGCCAAGTTTACAATAAGCCATAGTAGCAACGCTGGCATACACAGTGTTATTGCTGGAGTACCCAGTGTTGTAAGCGAACATAGTTTAGCATATGATGTTGGAACTAGCATGAGCGGATGGTTAAGCAAACCCTATAGACACATCTGGATAAAACGTTTGTGCTATACAGAATGGCTTGCAGATGAAATTCATGTCCAGTGGCATCGTATTAGAGCAAAATTATAGGTGTTGCAAATTTGCAACACTGATGCAAAAAATAATTACCTAGATGAGAATTATTTGCAATTTTTTAATAAGAGTAATATAATTACAATAAATAACCTTGTTATGTTTTCGCCAAGTTATTCGTGTTAATTCACCTTTTTGCAAGCATAACAAAGAACAAAACAGTGATAGAAACTGTAAAATAACCCCCTAAGGAAATATAATACGATGAAACGACTACTAGCAACTACTGCTCTATTAGCAGTATTGACAACACCTGTTATGGCTGATGTAACTATCGGCGGCGACATGGAATGGTCATACCAGGACAACGACGGAACAGCATCAACAGCAATGGATGGTGATATTAATTTTAAAGCAAGTACTACAACAGACACAGGCTTGACTTTCGGTGCAGACATTAACTTGGATCACACCGGCAGTGATGATGGCGGTAATAGTGTTACACTTAGCAATGATACATGGACACTTGATTTAGGTGACGTAAACAGTGCGCTTGATGCAATCGACGACACCACTGACTTTACATATGTATTGGGCAATGGCTCACCAAGCACAGATCATTCAAGTATTTTAAGTCTATCACCAATTGGTGGACTTACTGTAAACATTAGTAATGCAACTGGCAATGACTATGGCACAACAGCAGGCGAAGGCTATGCTTACAGTGCTGTTTATGGTCTCAGTGAAATTGCAACACTTGGTGCAGGTCAGATGAAAAACGCTGATGATTCAGAAGAATTCCTAATGAACGCAACTGCAAAAGTTGGTGCAATCGGTGTTGCTTTTGAAAAGCATACAGCAACAACTGCAGCAGACGTTGATACAGACACAACTACAATGGGCGCAACATACAGTGTTGGTGCAATGATGGTAGGTGTTGAAACAATGAAAACTGAATCAGCAGGCACAGTTTCAAGTGATGAGATTACACTAGGCGCACAGTATACACTTGCTCCAGGTGCAGTAGCATTTATTGAAAATACTGCTGATGACAAGACTTCTAGCGAAAAGACAACAGCAATGGGAATTGCTATTAAGTTCTAATTTATATTTAGGATAATAAAAAAGCAGCGGAAACGCTGCTTTTTTTGTGACTTAGTCTATTCTAATATCTTCCATACCTGCTGTCCTAAGTCTAACAACATGTCCCATTTGCCACTGCTTGGTATCCAAGCCTTTCATTATGCCTAGCCACCTATTGCGCAGTAGTGCTACTTCGTTAATGATAGTCTCAAAGTCAATAACTTCATCTTCACCATCTACATACTTCTCTGCATCACGGCTAGTCAATGCTCTAGCATAACCTTCCAGATACTTTTGAAAATGCTTGCGACGGATTCTACGCAACTGTATGTTAAGGTGATTAAGCACTGCTTCAATCTCTTGTAGTTGATTGAAGCGATGTTCAGTAATACCCGGTAATGCAGTTATGTTACGTTCCACAATACCCTTAACTATACATTCACGCTTTGCTTCTTCCAGTTCACTTTCAAAATAGTTAATGAATCCTGGAATCTGCCCAATATCGTTTACAACTCTGTTATACCACTGACTCAATATTCTTCTTCTTCGACTTCGAAGTCCTCTTCACCAAGTGTATCCTTTACACTTGCTTTAAGATATTTGTCTACGCCTGCTAACTGATAAAGATCCTGTTCATCTAAAATCTCTTGCATATCTTCAACAAAGTGATCACTTGCTAACTGTCTCTCTTTTGCTGGGATATATTCTTTAAGAATCATGTAACATTCAATTACAGTTTCAACCTCGCTCATTATTTTGCTTCCTCAAGTACTTCGCCTGTTTGCGCATTTACAACATCACCATTGGGTGCTGTAATTGTTTGTGCTTCAGCGATTTCGTCTATACTTAGTCCATCTGCATTACTAATGTCATCCATAATTGCCTGCAGTTTATCACCTGTCCAGCCTTTACGGAACTCCAGCATTTCTTCACCTGCAGTGGTTGTATACTTTAAACGGTTGCCCTGTTTAGTTAGCATGCCTTTTGCTTCAAACAAGTCAAGCAATCCACTGTATGGATCCATGCCTGTTTCATACGGGATTTTTACTTGCACTGCCTCAAACGGCTTTGCATAACGTGTTTTCATAACCTTACACGCTGCACGAATTCCTTGTACTGTGCTAGTTTTGTTTCCTGCTTCATCTTCTTTTAATTTTAGTTTGCGCATTGCAATAACAATACTACTAGCATAGATAAAGCCTTGTCCACCACTGATCTTGTCATCTGGATCAAACATATCCTGGCTTGCATATGTATGGTTAGTACACACCATGCCAACATTGTAACTACCAATCATGTTTACTGTATTACGCACAAGACTAGTAAGTGCTTTAGGTTTGCGTCCCATATCACCTTTCATGTCGCCTTTGTTAAACTGGTCAACATCAGTAGGTGTCATCATCATACCCAAACTATCTAGTACAAATAATACCTTAGGACGATCTTCCTCTGCCATTGCTTTGTAGTCTGACATAAATGTACTGAATGTTTTAGCAACGTCATCAATCATGCTCATGCTTAATTTAAGCAACTTACTTTCATCTGTGTCAACTCCCAGTGCATGCAACCAACTTTCGTCTAGTGCGTTCTCACTGTCGATTACTACAACAAAGATACCTTGTTCCTGTGCTGCTCTAATAATATTGCCACTTGCAAAGTAACTTTTGCCTGCACCTGATTCCCCAGCAAACACTGTAACTTTGCCCATGGGCACACCTTTGTAAAAATCTCCACTTACAAGATAGTTAAGTGCATAACTACCTGTACTGATCCAGTCTGTAGGATCATGAAATCCAATACTTAATCCATCAATACTTTTTGTAATGTCTTTTCTAAATTTACTTACGTCAAACGGCTTTGCCATGTCTGTTTCCTTTTATTAGTTTGTATAGTTCTTCTGCTTGATATTTGTTTTGTAGTGGACCACTGTGGCAGTTATCAGATGCTAAATCTAACCAACCAACATGCCCTTGTCTTTCTATTAAGTAGAATTTTCTATTTTCTTCTAGATCCTTAGGGGATATATATCCATTACTATAATGTCTGCTCATAAAATTAAAATTTATGTAATTTGGATTATCTTTCAATAAAATAGGTAGACCTGTTGTGTTTAATATATTAGCGAAATACAGTTCCGCTCCTATTTTTTTACAAAAATTTATACACTGCAGAACTGCTCTTGCTGATTGAGTGTCATGTGTTACGCTGTCAAAATAGTTGACATTGTACATCTTTTTTTCTTTTGGGAGTTTATCCTCATAAGAGTCAAATGTAAATCCTTTATAACTAAAAACTTTATTATGACAATAATCTACTCTTGATCCATTTGTTAACCCCCATACTACAATATCGCCCTTCCTTACATCGCTTCTTAATAATTGATCTGCTGCCCAAGTTATACTTGTTCCTCCTAAACTAAGCGACACTTCTGGCATGCCTAGTTTTTTTGATAGTATAGTTCCCCAACGATCTTTATAATCTAATCCTACCCCTACTGTTTGACTACATCCCACTGTCCATAAAACACTTTCAGATGTTGATCTTGTGGCTACAACACTGTTAAGTTCCTCAATTATCCGTGAACTTATTAATTGTCCTTGTGCTTCTTTTCTTTCAATTAACTTGTACAATATTATCCATATATCAGAAGGAGACACACCTTTATAAAAAAATATATCGTAATCTTCTACTAAGTGTATAGATTCTATATGATCAAAAACTCTGTCCAAATCTCCTGCGTACTTTTGTACAATATCAAGTAAATTGTAAACATCTGTTTTACAATCATGTGCTTCATCATCTTGCGATAATTTTTCAAAATCACGTTTAGCAAACATTGGCTGCAAATCTAATGTTTCGTCCCAAGTATGATCTATACCAGCAGAAATATAGAGTGTATGTATTGTCATTTATACTCCTATGTACACTATTATATTACAGATACTTGTCTATGTCAAACACATTTTTATAGTTTTGTCCACGACGTGTATCCATTTCTTTCAAACGTTGTTTGCTACTATGTTTATCGAACGTTTCATCCAAGTGTTTAAGCATATTAACATAACTATTGTGTAAAAAATAGTTTCTGTTTGCGCCTTGTATACGCATTTTTAAATGATTTTGTAAGTCTAATAATGTTCTACTATTACAGTTTCTTACATCAAATGCTTTTGGACTTGTTAAAGCACCTATTACAAAACTGTTTTCGCTATATCCAAGTGCTTTGAAGTAATCTACTGTATCAAATACTGTGTATGGATTAAGGATAAACCACAGCATGTTAAAACTTATCTTATGATCTAAATCCTTTACTGCTTCTAAATTTTCTAAGAAGGTGTCCCAAACTGCACCATAGCGTATGTATTCAAACTCTGCACCCATTGTTTCAACACTGATTGTCCAGTGTACATCCTTAAACTTGCTTGCACGTTTAAACACAGGGCCTTTAATATTGCTTAAATTAGTGTTAATACGCACTGTACAACTTGGATCTAGTCTATCCAGTAATTCGCTGTTCTCTTTCATTAACAGTGGTTCTCCACCTGCCAGATAGACATTTTTTAAGTTTGGTGCATTGTCTAGCACATACTGTTTTGTTTTATCTAATTGTTCTTCATTTACACCTATATCAACACCAAGTTCTTTTGCCCATGTACTGCTTAATGTTGGACCGCAGTAAACACATGCAAGATTACAGGTATTACGCCAACGCATATCTACTGTACCCAGTGTAGTATCCATTGTGTCATATGCACTATAGGGTATGCCGCTTAGTGCTTTTAAATAATAATATCTATCGCTGCGAACGTTTTTAAGTCCTGCAGTGCCTTGTTCATTTTTATAGCAGTTTATACATCCAGTGTGTTGTTTATCAGCATTCATACACGTTTTTACTTGTGTGTTTGCTTGACCTCCCAGTATATCCTGTATATCAGTATCATTTATATTACCCAGTTTTTGTTCACTTATTACGCAATTTTTTATTTCACCATCTGGATTCATTATAAAGCCAGTCCAGGGTATAGGACAAAACGTTCCGTTTATTGCACGTTTAGGATCCAAGGCTAATTTCCTGCAAACTTAAATTTCTTTCTTGTGCAATTTTCCAATACTCACATACAGTGTTTGCCCATACAGTAACATTAGCACCGCCTTCGTTTTGTGTATCAACTTTGCCAGGACGTATTAACATAAGATTGCATTTGCTATGTGTATTTTTTAAATTATAGTATGCACGATCAAGTGTTTGTTTTTGTAACTGATATTCCTGCATTTCAAAATCTGTAGCATGCTGTGTACTCATAATGCTTCCTATAAGCCAAATCAGTTTAGGTTCACTGTGCCATTGATGCCATACTTTATATAACAAATCTGTCTGCGCAAATCCTGCTTGTGCATTGTTTATAAACATATCGCAGTCTACTATATCCCCCATACACTTTGGTATACTTCTGATGTTGCGTCCTGTGCGCCTGCTTAATCCCACTACTTCATGTCCTTGATCTGTAAACCAAGTTGCAAATGCTTGTCCTATGCCAGCAGTATGTCCAGTAATTGCTACTTTCATACCCAAAATCTTTCTATATCGTTCCTACATGCTTCTTCTAATCCAAGAAAAGCCTCTAGTTCCTGTGTGTTATCCCTGTGAGTCGCCACGCCATCCATGTCAACTTCTTTAGTAAACCAATTTGTATACTTTACGTTAAGAGGTTCAGGCTTACTTAAAAATGCAAATTCATGTCGTATACCCACATTTTTACAGTATTTTTGTAGTAACTCAAGTTGTTGTATATTGAGACAACTTACAGTGGTCCATGTGTCAAGTGTTAACTTGTTATACTGTGTTGCTAGTTCCTTGTAGTATAACAAGTTATTTTCAAATTGTTGCCACTTCACAGGATACCTAACATAATCATGCACAGGACCAATGCCATCAAAACTCACTGTAACAATTACTGCCACGTCCTTATCTAACAACTGCTTCACTTGTTTAATTCTTACACACGCATTTGTATTAATACGCACAATGCGTACACTAGCAGGTAGATTACTTAAAAGATCACCATAGTTTTTGCTAATACTTGGCTCTCCACCATTGATGTCTATTTCAACTACACGATCTAATGGTAGTGTTTTATAAAGTTCGTAGTTATCTTTCACTACAAGTTGTTTCTTAAGATTGCCTATTTTAGTGCTTAGGTTAGGACTGCAGGTGACGCAAGCACTGTTGCAATAATTGTCCAGTGTCCCGCCTAGTTGTAGGTATTTTTCATCAAACTTACGCAATATTTTATCGCGTTTAATACTGTTAAGCCTTATACTTGTGCCATTAAGTTCTTCTGTTTGTTTACAACGCACACATTCTTTGGGCCACTTGCCTTGTTGTTCCATTTGCCACTTTAGCCATTGCTGCCAGGCACTGTTTTCCATTTGCCTAAATGTTGTATATTCTTGTGCATCAACCATATGTCCACAGCAACCAATAGTACCGTTACTATTAAGCCTTGCGTAGTGACCTATTCTTGGGCAATGCATTTTTTATAAAGAACCTTGTGTTTATCTTGTATATATTTGTTAATTTCAGATATGCTAGTTGTTGTATTAGCAAAATGATTAAAAATTGTGTTATCTAAATCTATCCAGTGTGTTGGTGCAATGAAATCATAGTATCTAGTGCTGGCATTCTTATGTACGTTAATGTTAAGATTATCCAAACTTTGTATGTTAATTAGTCCAGTATAACTTTTATATAGATGGCACAACCACATATACTGTGGCATAAAATGTCTATTAACTAGTTCGCCACGCTCTATTAGGGATATAAGTGTACCTTCGTGTAATTGATTATTAAGTTCTAAAAATGTATTTACTCCACTGTTGAATCTTTTTTGTGCTTCTCGCCAGTAAACTATAATATTTTGCGTGGTTTTATTAAAGTTTTTATTTACAATATGTGTAGCAACGCCTAATTCTTCTAGACTACTACTGGCATTCTTAAAAATAGGATACACGAAACTATGCACTGGTAGTTCAATAACTGTGCATAGTCTCGGATATACTAGTTCTTTATTGTAATGTATCATTTAAGAATGAGGGCGACATATGCCGCCCTCTATACCTTATGATTGACGGTTACGAATCATCGCTAGGATGTCTTCTGCCCGCTTGCTTTCACCTTCAGGTGCTGCTGCCGGTGCTGCCACAGTTTCAGTTTGTGGTGCAGGAACAGGAGCCTCTGCTACTGGTGTTGGAGTTGCTGCCGGAGCAGGTGTTGCTGGCGTTGCCGCTGTTGCAGTAGACGTACTTGAGGATGAGGATCCTGCAGGAGCGTCAATGCCATATGGACGATAATATGCACCCCAACGTTCTACGTCATAGGGCTGTCCATCTACACTTGCTTCGAACATCTCTTTAATGCACTGCAATTCTACTTCTGTAGGTCGTTTAGGAAGATAGTCAGATAGTGTATTAAGACCATGTGTCTCAATAGCAGCCATTTGTGCTTCAGTAAGTGCAGTCTCTTTACGAGCCCACTTGCTTGTGCTATAGTCTGCATACTGACCTTTTGTTGTTTTACTGATGCGGAAGTCCAAACCCTGTGTATAATCAGTGGGCATCTCTTGGATGTCCGGATCCATAAGTGCATCTTTAATTAAGTTAAAGATACTTGGTGAGATCACAAACCTGCGTATTGGATTTGCAGGTGCGTCTTCTTGAAGTGTGTTTTCAGTCACAAAACCTTGGAATACATAACTACGCTTCTTCCAATACTTGCGACCCATTTCTTCAAGACTTGAATCTTTGAACCAGCCACGCACTTCAGTTAAGATAGGACAGGTCTCATTCCACATCTCAACACATGGTACTTGTACCACTACTGGCTTGCTGTTCATATCATTCTTAATACCATTAAATGGCAATCGAATCATAAGCCTTTCAGCCCAGAAAAATGTGTTATTAGGATCACCATCGGGTAAGAAACGAACTGCTGTCGTTGATCCTTCAGGGATATTCCAATGTGGGAAGATTGCGTTGTCGCCGCCGCCTGTACGCTCACTGCGTGATTCTTGTGATTTTAGTTTTGCTCTAATTTCTGCCAAAGATGTTGCCATTATTTTCTCCTTAAATGTGCCTATGTTTTAGCCTTGTATGTGCCTATTCACATACTATAATATTGTATAGTATATGCGCTTTTATTTATCATGTCAATAAGTTTTTTTGTATTTTGTGAACTATACATCCGCAATCTGGACCGCTTTCATTTTTGTATTTTGCTAGTAAATCTAACTTATTTGGATCCAGTTTACGCACAAGTTCTTTTGATATACTTGCATCTATTGCTTGTGCAAGTAGTTGTTCTGGACTGCTTTGCATTGCTAAACGTAGGATCTCCAAATCTTTGTATGGCGTAAAAGTCAGTGTCTCACCTAAATGCCAGTGTTGATGATCGTTTGCTAACCAGTCTAGTATTTGCGTATAACAATCACGTTTAATGTCTGTTACGCTGTCTGTTATACCCTTTATATTGTCCGGTTTGTTAAGGTACATATACATGTAATGTTCAGGTTTAGTTTCTGCTAGTATGTCTATGCCCATGCTTGCAAGTAGTTTGCTACTAGTGTAAGGACCTCGCATTAGATACTCGTCTCCGTGAGCTCCTGATACTAGTACACAGGGCTCGTTCCAGTATTGTATTTGCCTATATGCCCAGTAATTTTGTACAATATATTTTTGATTAGTTACATAAAACTCGTCATACTTACAGTACTCATAGTCAACTAGTTCATAGTCATTAGTATATTTGTCAAGATATGCCCACATCAACAAACTATCTATGCCGCCACTTAGAAATATTTTAATTGGAAGTTTGTTTGTTTTTACAAATTCCTCAAAGTGATTGCATAGCCTGTGGTGTATAGCATCAACAATTTTGCTGTCTGTAATATCCTGTTTTTGAAATACAATTTTATTGTGATCACTAGTAATCTGCATTGTACCGTCAACTTGAATGTTAGTTTGACTAGCCCATATTTGATTAGGTAATTTTTCTAGATTAGTAATTCCATCATCATCATAATATAACGGAAATCCGCGTGTTACATCATGCTCTATTTTAACAAGTTCTTTATCACATATAAACTTACAGTAATTTACTGATAGTCCTTTGTATATTACGTTGTCATAATTATGCCAGCCAGGATCTGTGCTTAAACACAGCCCATTTGGTAGCAGTGTGTGTTCTGCCAAATTATCCTTAAAAGTTTTTCCTAAGTAAAAGAACATAATGCTATTATATATGTTTGTGGTAACTAAGTCAAAAAAAAGCAGTGCATAGCACCGCTTTTCTTGTATCTAAATTATTATGAGCCTCGTTCTATGTCCTGTAGTTTACGCATTTCTCTTGCTACAATACTTCTTGGTGTCAATTGGTATCCTTCTTCGCCTTCGTGTATGCCGTGGTTGCTCTTAAATTTTGACCCTACGCCTGCCATTGCTGCCATCTTTGCAATGCTTTCCGCCACTTCGTCTACTTCCTGAACTTCTTCGCCTACTAGTTTTCTAATCTTAGATCCTGCAACATAGTCTGGTAGTACCTTTTCAAGTGCTGCCTTAATATTGTATGACTTCATTACTTCATTACGGAATTCATTAGTAAATGGGTATAGTTCCATATCTGCTTCCATGTCTGCAATTACTTCATCAATCTCCTGTGCTAGATCACTCATGCGACCTTCTTCAACTCCATCTTCTTTTACTTTGTACACTTTGCCGTCAACTTCAAATTCATCTTTGCCGTCTTTTTTAGCCTGTGCTAGTGCGCCTGAGAATTCGTTGCCTTCGTTTGGATCTTCGTCAATCTCTGCTTCATTGGCTTTTACATCGTCTGCATTGCTGCCCATGCGCTCGCCCTGTGTAGCACTCATGTTTGCTTGCTGCTTTGACATGCCACGATCCTGACGAGCACCAAATGTTCTTGGGATAACCATTGTATCATTACCATCTGCACGAATCTTGTCCAGTGCCATCTTCATTGTCTCTTGGAACTTCTGATCATAGTCATCTACATGATCCATTAACCAGCCTATGATAATTGGACGGGCATCACCTTCTGGATCTTTGTCACCTGCTACACCTAGGTCATCAAACAATTCATCATCACCTAATAGTCCGCCCAGTGCATTTGCAGCATCATCACCGCCATCACCAAGTGCAATAGGCTGGCCCATCATTGCTGCAAGTTTCATTGCTTCTGCTTCATTTTCTGGCAAACTCCATGTGCCTTCACTGATCATATTCATGTTTTGTTCAAAAGACTCAAAGGAAATATCCTCAGTTTTGTCTTTGCCGTACAAATCTTTCTTAGCCTTAAGTTGTTTGACTTCTATTTTGCCCTGTAAATACTTCTTTGCAAGTTTTAACGCTATTGCTTGTTGCGCTGGATCAGTAAGTTCTATTTCACTTGCTGAATTTGCTGCAGCATCATTAGTCATATTGTTTGCTAGGTATTTCATAATAGCAACTAGGATACTACGATTCTTTTTAGTTACATCCATGTCGCTGTTCTTCATAAACTGCATATAGTTTTTAAGTTCGGCAATGTCTGCAGGCTTGTCGAATACTTCAATGTTTTCATTGTTGTCTGCAATGTCTGCTAGTGACTCAGAACCTTTAGCAATATTTGCTGCTTGCTTTTCAAGTTCTTTTGGTTCGCCTGGATCAATTGATCTATCAAAGTAAGGTTTAATTGGAGCATCCATATCTTCTTCGTCATCGCCTTTTGCTTCCATGTTTGATTTATAGTCCATTGCTTTTCTCACACTAGGTAAACTATCAGTAAGTCTATCATCATAAACTTCTCGGGTAAGTTTTTGTTTTAAATCTTCTAAATCATTTTCTTCTACTTCAACTGCACCAGGCGCCCAGTTTTCAAAGTAATCATTATATCCTTTAGCACTACTTACTGCTTTAAGTGTATCTTTTAGACCATAGTATCTGTCTGTTGCTGCATCAATAACTTCTTGTGCATCTTCATTTACATATTCATCACGCTTAACACTACGCACAAAATGCTTGAGATCCTGCATTTCTTTCATAATCTCAACAATGTGTAATCCTCGATCATCACGGGTATGACCTTCGTTTGACACATGTCTTGCCATTGCTCTAGCACCAGGTAGATAGTTGTTAGCAAACTTAAAGCGTTCGCCTTCACTATTCTCAATGTAGATAGCACTAATGTTGCGACTTCGCGCACCCTGCTTAGTTTCATCTACTGTACCTTTATGCTTAATAATAAGTTTTGCTGTTCCTTGTTCTAGGAAACTTTTTTGGCTTGTTCCGTGTAGTCTGTTTTCCATCACTTCGTCCTGGTTACGTTGTGTTAAAAACTGATAATCTTTCTTATCAAGTCTCTCTTTTGTTACATTATGCGCTTCATAGTTTAACATATTTCTTGCACTAAATTTGCTTAGTTCTTTTAAAAATCCATACCAAGCATCTGCAGTATTACTATCCGCATCTTCTACCATACTATTCGGGAAGTAAACTTGAAGTAATCCTTCTTCGTTTAAACTTATAGTTACTGCACCTATAGGCAAATCTCTGTGCTTATATTGAAATTCGAAGAACCGCGCTTCGCTTGGATCTGTAGTTGTAACACCTTCACTGTTCCCCAACTTTATGTTAGCGACACGACTACGAATTTTATCAAACAATTCTTCTGCTATGTTGTTAATGCTTCTCATATGTGTATTTATGCTAGAGACAAATTTAAATCATAACAAAAGGCATTGGCTCTTGGTCATAATCATCACCGTCTCGAATATGATTTTGCAGTTCGGGATTGTAGTTTTTCAGTGTTTGTGCCATGCGCATTACCAGCATTGTACTCATAACAAGATCATCAGTGTCGCCTATCTTGGCTTTGTAACTATTGCCGCTTGCAATAAAACTTTTAAGTTCACTTATAAGCATCTTGCTTTTGATCTTAACTTTATCAGTCTCTACTAGTGTTTTAAACTTTGCACATATAGCGAGTTTACTACGGTGTGTAGTGTTGTATCCTCGTCTGTATACTTTGCTGTTTCCGTGTCCTCCGGGCTCGCTGAGGAAGTATCCAGGTATATTCTCTTCACCAACTTCGGCAATACTTTGTAGTGCTGCTTCTCCAATTGTGTTATTTTCTACACTATAGTAAACGCTATTGTTGTCACCACATTTGTCAACAAGGTATTTGTTAATTTCAATTAGGATACGGATTTGTTGTGGTATAGGAGTTTTGTTGTGACTCCATTCTCCTACTTGTTCCATGCTAGGAATCTCGAATATCTGTAATGCAGCAGGATCACCGCCTGTTCCTAAACTAGGATCTAATCCTACAATGTATGCTTTGCCCTTGCTTGGTTCTTTGTACCATCGCACTGCGCCATGTCTAAACGAGGGATCTTCACCTCGTAGATTAGTCAGTACCATACTGTCTATTAGTGTTTCATCATAGATAATAAATTCACAGTCATGTTCACGTCTAAAACGTTCTTCGCCAATACGCCCTAGTTCTTCTGCTTTCCATTTGTCATCTCTGTCTGGATGTTCGTACCAATAACTACGAAAAGTTTTAAACCCGTTAATACCTACGTCAGTTGGATTTCCTTCTGTATCATATTGTTTGTTTCCGTCACGCCATATAAGCGCAAATTGATCTTCGTCACTGTTAGGTGTGCTTGTAATAATAGCCTTACCACCTGTTGCTAGTGTAGGCGAAATACTAGTCCAAAATTCGCGGGCAATACTAGGACGTACAAATGCAAACTCATCACAGTATAGTAGCGTAATACTCATACCTCGTCCAGTGTTATCAGTAGTTGCTTGTGCCACAATACGCGAACCGTTGTCAAAGTCTATACTGCCTTTGTTATAACTTGTGACACCAGCACGAATATGATTAGGACATAGTTCGTAAGCATAGCGAATACGTTGCATAATCTCCTGAGCACCGCTGTACTTGTGTGCTGCAATAAGGATTACACTGTCTGGCACAAACATTGCATACCAAAGCAAATATCCTGCTGCAGTTGTACTTTTGCCTGTTTGTCTAGGTAACATGTTAATGTTAAAGCGATAGTTGTGATATATGTCTAGCAATTTGTCCTGATATTCATATGCATTGTAAACCATACGCCCTCTGGTCGGATGCTGAATATTAAAAAATTTGTTCATAAAATATTTGACGCCACTAACAGGGTCTGCACATTTTGCAAACTCCGTGAATTGTTCTGTCGTAAAATTATCTTTTTGATGTGGCTTTTTTATAAGCACACCGTCTAATGTTTTTGCCATATTATACTTTGTAAACGTCCTTTAAGTTGACGTATTCCTTACCGCCCCAATAGTTAGTGTGATACAGATATGCCTCTTGTATTACTGCATCTATGTTTTTGTGCCAATATCGAATAAACTTAACACTACGGGGGAAATCCGGTATAATGTCCTGAGTTTGCCAGGTAAATTCATTTATCAAATGAACATGATCTGGCATATGGTAATAAACTTGTATAGAGACTAGTTTGTCTCTGTCAAATCTTTTTATCATATGCATATTTATCGGAAAATAAATACCAAATGAAATTGTATCAATACGGGTGTAGTGTAAGTCTAGGCGAGGAAGCAACTATATGCTATGGTGAACTTGTAGCAGAACAACTAGGATTTGAGTTTATACAACACAGTGAAAGCAGTGCAAGCAATCCGCATATTGCATTAAAATTTTGTGAAACTTACACAGACATTACACCAGATGACTTAGTAATATTTGGATGGAGTCATCCAAATAGACAAAGTTGGTATAACAAAAGAGCTGAACGTTGGGAGCATATGAACTATGTGCAGGGCAAGAAGTCTGGTAGTACGTTAGTTGACAGTTGCAAGGATTATCTGGTAAATCAACACTGTGAATACATGGAACATGTACACACTTGGTATCCTCGTCACATTGTAGAAACTACTTGCAAGTTAAACAACCTGCGCTATATGCATGTTGATTGTGTGCCGGGTATGGTTAACACGCTGGGTGCTGACGGAAGTAACAAGGAAAGCAAGTCAAAATATATAGCGGATCACTTACACCCAAATGATGAAGGTCACCGCTATATACATAGTTTGTTACAAGAAGAACTTAGTCTACTTTAAATGGAAGATTTTTTTTAGGGTCTCTGCCTTTTGGCACTTGAATCTTACCAAGTTTTGGATCAATTTTTGTTCCAGGTGGCACGGGTGCTGGTAGTGTTTTAACCTTTGGACCATCTTTTGAAGGCATAGGTAGCATAGTCTTCGGATCAATTTTAGTTCCTGGTGGTAACTTCGCAGGCAAAGTCATAGTCATATCGTTTTCTTCCAAAAACGCTTGATAACTTCTGTAAAGTTTATCTTCTACATCCTCCATTGTATTTTCTTCTTCAATTTCAGTTGGCTCTTGCTGCATTGGATTATCGCCACCTGCTGCGGCTGCGTATGCTGTTTTAGGACCGTTAAGTCCACCGCTTAAACCAATCATTTGATCTTCTGCATCCTGATACTGTTCGTCAGGTTCGTTAGCATACTCTTCAATACGTTCTGCATAGTCACTATAACCTGCAAGTTGCATGATGTCTGCGAGTTCTTGGACAGGAATTTCTACCATTGCTTCTTCAACTTCTTCCTCTGCAACTTCTTCTTCTTT